TTAAAAATGATTGATCATAATGATTAGACATATTATAATGTTACACCAAATTGATTTTGTATATATTTTTGCATTGCTGGGGGAAAATATAAATTTGGCTTTTTAATGATATTTGTAATTTGTGAACCATCTTTAGAAAATCTAATGGTTACTACTGGATTATCACGATTATCATAAATTTTTACCATTTGATAATTAGGATACATATCTCCAACTTCTTTCATTACTGTATATCGATATGTCGGGTTTCCAGATGATTTGGCATTACCAGCAGTAGTTTCTATATTATGAAATTTAGCCATAAGACCAGTTTTATATTCATTAATATTATGTGTAGCTTTTATGGGTTTATCCACATTCGCTTTTGATGGCTGATTAGATGTAGGAAACATAGCACTTTGTTGCTGTTGTATTTTTGTTCTTGTTAAATCATAATTATGATGTTTATCTTTAAGTCCATGTTGTAATCCCAACAAACCAGCAGCACCTATAGCAGCACCTGTTGCGTATTTTTTTGCGGAATCTTTCCATGATTCATCTAATAATAACAATTGTTCTTGTACTAGTGTATCAAATTGAGTCATACATTTATTTAGTTTAATATGGTCGCCAACCTTGATTAAACAAATCATCCATATCTGGATTTTCTACTTGTGATCCACCACCCATAAATGATGGTAATGCATCTGCACCTAATGTATTTTTTTCGTTTCCATATATAGATAATGGATTCATAAAATATTTTATTCCATAATCAATAGATTTAATCATTATAGGTTTTCCGTTTCCATCTTTTTCTATTATATCAAAATATACTGGAGCAATATCTTCATGCAGAACCATTAATGCCCAAATTAATGACATAACTCTATCATCATGTGATCCGTTTTTAGCAGACCATGTTCCTGCTTTACTACGAACAAAATCATTTAATTCTAAAATAGTACCTATATCGTTAATTTGTACTCTTTTTTCGATATTAACCCAATATCTTTGATTCATCACACCATGATATTTGGTATTTGTATGTGCAATAATACCTAATTTATTAGATGTTCTGTTAGCTACTCTATCCACACCCCAGTTTACAATATTTTCATAATTAAAATCTTTTTTAAGATTATCAACAACTTGTGCTCCGCAATTGTTTCGTTCAATCATTGCAATAGGATCACCCCAATGTTGTAAGATTTCTCTTAATTTAGGTGTAAATTCAGTTGGTGTAATTTTATTATTATGATATACAGCAACTTGTTTAATTCTTTTAGGATCTGTTATATCTAATATTTGAACAACGGTAGCATCTTTACCAACACCTTCGGATATATCCACACCAGCAACATATATTTTTTCATCACTGGGTTTCTCCCATAAAGAATATTTCCCATCATCCATTAGATATGTTGCTTCTATTGTATGTTTTTTCATCTGATCAAACAAATCTTTATCTAATGCTGATTCACCTACTTCATCGAATTCGCACTCGTACTCACGCCTCCAGATACTAGCATCCCCTAAAGAACTCATGGTTTCTTTTGCCCATTTTTCTGTTCTACCGGGAACTTCATTCCATAAAACTTTCATACTAACCCAATTATTTTCTCCCTTAATTGATTGACTATATAATTTATAAAATAATCCAGAAGTATCTCTAGGAGTAGATGCCATAATTACTTTAGATTTCATGGAAGATGAAATAATTGGATATACTGATGCCCAAAATTCATTTAAAATGTGGCAATTATGTGATACTACGCCATTTGTGAAATATCGTCCTCCATCTACATTAGTAACATCATATGCATCTATAAATCCATTTTTAATAACTGATATAACTTTTTTATAAGCAGAATCTGATACTATTTTTTTATATCTAGATTTACTTGCATAAGTAAAATTTCCAGAATATGTTAATAGTTCGTGATTTTCACTGCATATAAGTTCAGTTCCATCATCAAATTTTAATTTTACTGATCTTATATTTTTGTTTTTAATTACGCCAGAAAAGGATTTCCATCCAGTATCTGTTAAAATTTCCCAATCATTTGGATTTAAATTATTTTCTTCCATAAAAATTATAGTCTTTTTCTGTTACTACTTTATATAAAAATTTATTTTTAACGCACCATTCTTCTGTGTATTTTTTCTTATTTAAAAAATTAGATTCATTTAATTCAGAAGAGGGTTTGATTTCATATATTATTTTATTATCAAAATCAACAAAGTCTGTTATGTATATTCTTTGTGTTTTTCCATCCATATAAGATAACCGCAATTTTTCGTATTCTAATTTTGGATTAGCTTCGTGAAAAATTAATTCCCAATTACTTCTATAATTTAATCCAGTAATATCAGATTTAATTCTTTTTGCTCTTTTTCTATTTTCTGATTTTGGTGTAAATTCTCCAGCTAATATCTTAGCTTTCATTGTATCAGATAGCCGTTTATTTACATTATATTTTATTCGAACTTCTTTATTTTTTATTCTAAATTCATCATTCCATTTATTTTTATTAGATAATCCAATTTTATCTTTATGTTCTTGAGTTAGTTTTCTTCCTATTAACGATTTTACTCTATTAAGTTTAGCTTGTTCAGTATGCATAGATTTACAAGAATTTCTACTAACAGCTTTAATTGATAGATATTTTTTAATACATGATTTAGAACCACAATGTTTAAACATTTTAAATTGATGTATTTTATTTGGTTTATTACAATATAAACAATAACATTCTTCTATTATATTATGATTAAGTATAATTTTTAATCTATGTTTAAGACTTAAATCTTTATAATTATTAGTATGTTTAAAAACCGAAGCTATTAATTTCTTGTTTTTTATTAAATTTAAATTATTTATATATGGAACTAAATCATTTCTTTTGTCAAAAAATTCAATTTTACTATGATGTATGGTTTCATCTAAAGTATAAAATTGATTTATATTTAATTTATTTATATTATGTAAATTAACTTCAATAGGTTTCAGTTTTTCTTTATTTTTATATCCTTCCCGAAAATTTACAAAATATTTAAAAGGTCTTATTGTTTCATTTTGATAATAAATGTGATAATATTTATGTGCTAATGTAGAATTCTTTAATATTGGATCATCTAAAAAATATTCATTCATATAATGATATATGAATTCGGAATTTCTATTTTTATAATAATTTATATTATAGCAATTTTTATTTAATCTATTTTTTGTGTATTTTGAATAAAAGTAAATTATAGATTCCCTTATAGTTAAATATGATAATAGATCGAACATTTAACTATTTATTCTTTTTGGGTTTTTTTGTATAAGTCTTCTATAGTTAATTTTTTTATTTCTTGTGTGTTTTTATTTTTTATTTCGATTTGACTTGTGCCTTCCAAACACTCTATCCAGTCTGCCTCATCCACAAATAACAGATTAGCACTCATGCCACGACCAGCAGTTCCCGTTGTAGTGCTAATTCCTATTTTAGATCCATTTTGTAATTCCATTGATTCCAATCCATAATATTCAACGGGCGATTTTAACCAATTTGGTAATTGTTCGTAAGCCAATCTAATTCTTTTAAATATTTCTTTTGCTGTATTTTCTTTATTTGCTACTAAAAGTATTTTTTGATCCGAATAAAATATCGCAGTCCATAAACAATATATTGTAGAAATCGTCGTTTTTCCGACTTGGCGACTAAAAAGTAAAAGCGTATTTTTCGAATCTCTAATCATTCTAAGTGCTTTCTTTTGATAATGATGTAATTTAATTTTTTGTTTTCCTTCATCCAAATTAACGATGTAAAAATAATTTTCAGCAAAATGTAATACATTATCTCTACACTTTTTTAATTCTGCTACTTTCTCTGGTGTCCATTCAAATTCTGCTCCTGCTGTTGGTAAAGCAGGGTTATTCATGTAAATTTGTTTTTTTGTTACTCTAGCCATAAGAGTACTTAACTTTAAAAATAAAAAAATTTAATTTTTTTTCAAAAAATCACAAAAAATGAAAGAAATAGTATAAATAGAATTATGAGCAATAAATCTCTATTTGAAAAACTATTTGAAGAAGTAATGGAAAACGACGAAGCTGCACTAGGTATTGACAGTGGTGATTCCACTGAAGATATGGGTGGTGAAGATATGGGTGACGAAGAAGTCACTCTTACTATGGATAAAGCCACTGCTGAAAAGTTGATGGATCTTCTAAGTGCTGCACTAGGTGGTGGTCATGACGAAGAAGGTGAATCTCCTGAAGACGAATTTGGTGGTTCTGAAGAAGGTGCAGGAGAAGGCGAAGATTTTGGTGGTGGAATGGGTGATGAAGCTGCTGAAGATGAAGATGAAGATGAAGATGAAGATGCCGAAGAAGAAGACGAAGAAGGTTCTTTAAAAGAATCTCCTCAAGCTCAGTATAAGCCTTTCACAAATAAAGGCGAACAAATGACAAAGGCTAGTAACCGTAAAGTTGGTGGTGTAGCTGGTACTGCTTCTGGTGCTGGTCAAGCTGAAAAGAAGGATCAAACTCAAGGTACTGCAAAGTATATGCCTTTCAATGATAAGGGAGAAAAGATGCA